GCATGACCACCGACACCACCCGAATCACCGTGCGCGACGCTGCAGACGCCTCAGCCAACATCATCTGGAACCTCGAGGACAGGCTGCGCGCCGCGCACGGCGAGAACCTCGCCTTGCGCGCGATCCTCTCGGAGCACGGAATCGAGGCCGCCGGGCCCGACGGTGTCGCAACGCTGCTTCGCCTGCGCCGCCTCGAGGACGTGATGGATCTGGCCCGCGAGTACCTGTTCGACGAGTCCGAGGCCAAGCGCGCATCGCTGTGGGCCGCGATCGTCGAGGCCGGGAGGGCACCGTGAAGGTCGTCGCCCTCATCAGCTGGTGGGAGGAATCTCCCGCCTGGCTGGCAGCGACCGTGAGCTCGGCCGCCAAGCTGTGCGACCACGTCGTCGCCGTTGACGGTGCCTACGCGCTCATGCCGGGCGGCACGGCGCGCTCCGAGCCCACTCAGGCCGAGGTCGTGCTCCGCACCTGCGACGCGCTGGGCATGGGCTGCACGATTGTGCGCCCAAAGGACGTCTGGCACGGCAACGAGGTTGAGAAGCGCACCTTCTGCTTCGCCGAGTGCCGCAACGTGGTGACCCCGGGAGAGGACTGGATCATCGTGCTGGACGGCGACGACGTCCTGACCCACGTTCCCGATGACACGCGCATGCGCCTCGAGCTGACCGAGATGGACGTGGCCGAGGTGCTGCTGTGGGACCGCGAAACGTGGATCAAGGAGGAGACCGCAGCTGCTGCCCAAGCGCTCGAGCTTCCTCCGCACTCGGTGCAGAAGCAGCGGCGCATCTTCCGGGCTGCTGAGCAGATCGACGTGGTCGGCGCGCACTTCTGCTACCGCGCCCGCACCGGCGATGAGGTGAGCTGGTACTGGGGCACCGACGACCACGGCCTCGCACCGGCGCTGCGTCTGCACGAGGTGCGTATCGAGCACCGCACCAAGCACCGCGACCTGTGGCGCAAGCAGCAGGCCCAGGACTACTACGAGCGCCGAAATGCGCTGAAGATCGAAACCGTTGGCGTTCGTCTGATGGAGAACGAGCGCGGCGAGGTGGTGAGAGTTGCCTAGCTGGCGTGACTTCTTCCGCTCCCAGCCGGCCGCGCCGGACGAGCAGCGTGCGATGGACTTCGGCCGCGAGGATCTCATCTCGCTGCCCGGGTCCAACTTTGCAACGTGGACCGGGATGTACCTGCAGGACGACCAGGCCGCGGGACTGCCTGCAGTGGGCGGCGCGATCCGCCTGATTTCCGAGACGATCGGGTCTCTCCCCTGCCTGGTCTACTCAGGCTCCGGGCCCGACCGCCAGAAGGCAACCGGCAGCCTGCAGTGGGATCTGCTGCACGAGCGGCCGGCGATGGACTCCACGCCCTTCGACCTGTTCCAAGACATCGCCGCGTGCATTGAGACCCGCGGCAACGCCTTCGTGCAGAAGATCCGCGACAACCGCGGCCGCGTCACCGAGCTGATCGTGATCGACCCGGATGCTGTGCGCGTCTACCGCGACGCAGACACCCGCGAGAAGAAGTTTGACATCCAGGCGGGCGGCGACCGCTACGTCGGGCTGACCTCGACCGACATCCTGCACGTGCGCGGCATGACGCTGCGCGGCGGCATCCGGGGCATCTCCCCCATCGAGCTGCACCGCAACAGCATCTCAATGGCCTACGCGGTGCAGGAGTACGTCGGGCGCTACTTCCAGAACGACGCGACCCCGGGAATGGTCATCAAGGTCCCCGGGAGTCTCAGCAACCAGCAGGCCCGCCAGATCCTCGAGGTGTGGAGCGCAAACCACGCCGGGCTGCGCAACGCCCACCGCCCGAGCGTGCTCGCCGGCGGGGCTGACCTCGACCAGGTCCGGGTCAACCTCTCCGACACGACAGCCATCGACGCGCAGAAGTTCAGCGTGTTCGAGGTGGCGCGCATGTTCAGCGTGCCCGCGTCCCTGCTCGGTGCATACGAGTCGACCTTCCGTCCGACCGCAGACGAGATCGGCGCATTCATGAAGCTGTGCCTGGGCCCGCGTCTGCGGCGCATTGAGAGCGCGCTGCGTGCCGACCCGGATCTGTTCGGCGGAACCGAGCTGTACCCCGAGTTCAAGGTGGACTCTCTGCTTCGCGCCGACACCGCCGACCGCTACGCCGCATACGTGGCAGCGCGTCAGGCCGGCTGGCTTAGCGCGAACGAGATCCGCGAGCTCGAGAACTACCCAGCGGTCCCAGACGGCGACAACGTCCAGCAGACGCCGGTTGGCGGGGCCCCCAACCCAACCCCAGAGACCTAATGCCCTGGCACATCGAGACAGATAACCCCGACTGCGCGGGAGGCTTCGCCGTGGTCAAGGACGAGGACGGCGAGGTCGTCGGCTGCCACGACAGCGAGGACAGCGCCATCAAGCAGGTGGCTGCGCTCTACGCGGCTGAGGTCGCTGAGGACGTGATCGAGGATGAGCTCGAAGACGTCGTCGCCGGTCGCGCCCAGTCAGACGACCAGCAGCCTGACGCCAAGCCCACCGTCGAGCGCAGCGTTCCGCTGGCGCGAGCGCAGTGGGATGAGAGTGGTGCTGGCCCCGACATGAAGACCATCCGCGGCTACGCCGCGGTGTGGAACAGCATGAGCCACGACTTGGGCGGCTTCCGTGAGGTGATCGCGCCTGGCGCGTTCTCCGAGGTGCTCGCCCGTGGCGCTGATGTGCGTCTGCTCTACAACCACGACGACGGCGCGGTCATGGCCCGCACCAAGAGCGGCACGCTCGAGCTCGTCGAGGATGAGATCGGACTGCGCATCTGGGCCCGTGTCGACATGGCAGATCCCGACGTGCAGCGCGTCATTCCCAAGATGATGCGCGCCGACGTGGATCAGATGAGTTTCGCGTTCACCGTCGAGGAGGACGAGTGGGACGAGAGCGGCGGCTACCCGCTGCGCACGATCCGCTCGGTCGGTGAGCTGTTCGAGGTTTCGATCGTGCCCTTCCCCGCATACGAGGCCACCAAGGCCGGCGTGTACGAGAGGGCCCGTTCGGATGGTCGCGTGCTTGTGGCACGGGCCGAGCCCACCGTCGCGGAGCCTTCTCCGGGCGGCAGCGAGTCGCAGGTCGATGACCTGGGCATGGGCCGATCGCGTTCCGACGAGGGACGCATCCGGGCCGCCAAGTGGCGCGCCCGCCTTTCCCATCACAGACTGAACACGAGGTGACCAACATGAGCGACAAGCTCATTGAGGCTCGTTCCGCGCTCGTTGCCGCCGTCGAGGAGCTCGACGAGGCGACCGCTGCGCTGTCCGAGCCGGCTGAGGGCACCGATCTGGACGAGCTGGAGGCGCGCTGCGCCGCCGCTGAGGCCGAGATCGAGCGCCGCAAGAAGATCGTGGACCGCATGGAGAAGGTGACCGAGGCTCGTGCCTCGCAGCCGCTCCTGGTCGAGGAGGACGACGTGCGCGTCGAGGTCCGCAAGGAGGAGTCGATCTACCGCCCCGACGGGCAGGTGTCGTTCTTCCGTGACGTCATTCACGCCCACTCGGGCGACCCCGAGGCCCGCGAGCGCCTGCACCGTCACTCGGTGGAGATGCGTGACGTGACGGCCGCTTCCGGTGGTGCCGGCTACATCCCGCCGAACTACCTGGCTGAGTTCGCAGCGCCAAAGGTGCGCGCCGGCGGTCCGCTGCTTGCGCAGCTGCCGAAGGCCCCGCTGCCCGACGCTGGCATGACCATCTCGGTCCCCCGCGTGACCACCGGCACCTCGGTCGCAGTGCAGACCGAGAACGGATCGGTGAGCGAGACGGACTTCGTCTCGTCGCAGCTCAGCACCTCGGTGCGGACCATCGCTGGGCAGTCCGACATCTCGATCCAGTTCTTCGAGAGGTCGTTCCCCGGTGCCGACGTCGTCATCGGTGACGACCTGGCACGTGCCTACACCACCGAGTTCGACCGTCAGCTGATCAACGGCGCGTCGGCCTCCTCGGAGCACGTCGGCCTGTTGAACGTCGGCTCGATCGGGTCGGTGACCTTCACCAGCGCGACCCCGACCGCGGGCGACTTCCTCTCGCCGATCTACAAGGCGATCAGCACCGTGACCTCGAACTACTTCGAGGCCCCGACGCACATCGTGATGCACCCGCGTCGCGCTGCGTTCCTGGCGTCTGGTCAGAGCACGTCCACCCCGATCTTCCAGCAGGGTGGCCTGATGATGGCTGCCGGCGAGCAGGACGCCGGCGTCGTGGGCACCATCGCTGGCCTGCCGGTGGTGGTCGACGCCAACGTCCCGACCACCCTCGGCTCGGGCACCGACGAGGACGCGATCCTCGTGATCAACGCCCCGGCCCTGCGGGTCATGGAGGGTCAGCCCCGCTTCAAGGTGCACGAGTCGGTCGGCTCGGGCACCCTGACGGTGCGCCTCTCGTACTACGGGTACTCCGCCTTTATGAGCGGCCGTTACCCGGAGGCGATCTGCAAGATCACCGGCACGGGCCTCAACGAGACCCTGTAGCAGCTGATCTGACCGTGAACGGGCCCGTCACCTCATCCGAGGCGGCGGGCCCGTCGC